AAAGATCATCAAAGAGCAGCAGGTTCTACTGTAAGATTTAGAGGAGCACCTGTTGTAACTGCTGCTGGGCCCGGTGGTGTATTTCCAATTCCAGCTGATCGTAAAAATTTGCAACAATTTGCAACTATTCCAACATTTGATAATGTTAGTGATTTAAATAATACATCTGGTTTTACAATTGCATTAGGACAAATTGATTCTTCAGGAAATGTTACAGGAGCCACAACATCAGATCCTTTAACAGATCCTATAAATTATTTTTATATAACAAGCACTAGTAACGCCACATCAGGTGGTGTATCAGGTGGTGGAGCAAACTGTTCAGCAGGACCAGCAACATTAGAGGT